CGAAACCTCGCCAAATGGCGGGGTTTTTTGTATGCTCCTCTCCACGACCAGCCGATTGATCTGTTTTAATCAAGGAGAGTTTGCGATGAGCGATGAAAGTTTCGATCTTACAAAAATTCAGGAAATTCGCACCACTGACGACTTAGGGCAGGCCAACCAAGGCTTAGCAAGAGGCTGGGTACTGCTTAAAATTTCTGAAGACATAACCGGTTGGGAAGATGGAAGTAAAACCAGCAGGTTGACTTACCATTTGGGGAAACCCAAGACCTTGCCAATTTAATTAAGCAACCTGAAATCTATAATGCGAACCTCGCTATCGGCGGGGTTTTTTCGTTTTTGCATCCTTCGTACAGCGGCCAAGTATCTCTGGCTTCCAACCAGATGACGCCGGTTCAAATCCGGCAGGATGCTCCAAATATGGGTAGGTCGTATAAAGGTCCTTACGGTTGGCTGTTAACCAACTTATCGTGGTTCGATTCCACGCCTTCCCGCCAAGTTAGCCCTGGACAGACGTGTCATGTTTTAACCGCTATTGCGTCAGGGCAGAACAACTTTACCCCTTCAAGAGCTAAGCCATTGCGAGTGCCGGAGATAAGCGCCGGGTGGGGTGAATTACAAAACGCCAATACAGCGGGGTGGCGCCCGCAACTAATTAAAGGCCAGCCTTAGAGCTGGCTTTTCTGTTTTCGTCCCTGCCAATCAACTAACTCTCAACCGTGATCCTGTGTGGCAGCGGGCGTCTTTAATGCATAAAAATCCGCACTCAGGCGGATTCTTTCTCATTGGCTACCCAACGGCAACCGGGCTTTTAGGTCTCGACAACTCAAAAGCTAACCGGATTTGTCCAGTTCAGAAAGTAGACAATTCCTAATTGGACAAGTCCCCGCTCAAGGGGTGGATATGAAAACTATGCCGGACAAAATTGCTTCGGCTGCCTCGTACTGCACGTCAGGTGGCCTAATCTGCGGAGGTGCTGGAGGAATGTTTCAATGGCTCCATGGCCTCGACTGGAATTTTATAGCGCTGATATGCGGTATCTGTATTGGTATCGCCACTTACATCACAAACCTGTATTTCAAGCGCCGCCAGACAAAAGCGTATGAGTCCGCACTGAATCGCGGATATATCACAGCTCCACCACAGGATGACTGACTATGGCAATCACACCTGTATTACGTCAGCGCCTGGTTGTCGCCGCGAGTGGTGGTGCTATCGCTATCGCTGCCGTGCTGATCCCCAATCTTGAGGGTAACTCTTACACGCCATACCGCGATGTAGGCGGGGTGCTTACCGTGTGTAACGGCATTACCGGGCCGGATGTTGTGCAGGGGAAAACCTACACGCAGAAGGAATGCGATGCGCTGCTGCAAAAGCACCTTCAGCCTTACTCCCGCTCAGTCGAACGTTCGGTAAAGGTCCCATCGAATGCATACCAGAAAGCCGCGCTTATCTCTTTTAGCTACAACGTTGGCGTTAATGCATTCGAGCACTCATCTGTGCTTCGCAACCTGAATGCAGGTCGCTATCAACAGGCGTGTGATGGACTGCGCAGCTGGGTATATGTTGACCGGGTGAGAGTTCAGGGGCTGGCCAACCGCCGCGAGGTTGAGCGCGAAATTTGTAACTGGGGTGATCGCGACTCATCAGGTTCAGGAATCGTGCCTGGTGTATCAGACATTGTGCCCGGAGGTCAGTAATGGCGCTCAGCAGAATCAAGTGGGACGCTGTAGCCATAGCGGTGCTGATTCTGCTGGTCATCGCCCTCTGCGTCACCGTAAAGCTTCAGTCATCCTCAAAGGTATTGCTCACTCAGCAGAATGAACAACTGAAGCAGGAAAAGACATCAGCCGAGGCCATCACAACCAACGTTCTGAGAGCCACAGCACTCTTCAACGACATCGCTCAGGCAACCCATGATGATAATCAGGCCAGTAACTCAGAAAGCGAGGGAAGGGTGGTTATCATCCGTCAGGCGATTAAAGGCGATGTATGTGCTGCTCAGCCTGTTCCTGCTGCCGCTGTTGACCAGTTGCGTACGAACCGAAACAAAGTACGTTCAGGTGCCACCGGTTCAGATACCAGTAAGCCTGCTGGCTGACTGCGAAGTGCCACTCATCCCTGACCCGTTCACATGGGGAGACAGTCTGGAGCTGAACGAGCGCCTGCTCAACTCACTTGCCAACTGCAACCGTGATAAGGCCGCCATCCGTAAAATCGAACTGGAACGGCAAAAATGACCAAATTCCTGACATGGCTGAAAGGCCTGTTTATCCACCCCAAAGAAGAGAGCAACCAAATGTCTGAGCCATTGACCTCCGCCAGCACCGGCACTGGAACCGCAGTACAGCAGACCGAAACTGCATTGCCTGTCACCACTCAGCAAGTGGTACTAGCGGTTGCGGCCGAATCAGCCACCCCGGCGGCAGAAGTGAAAGCAGGTGTGCAGGACTTCGAAGCAGCACTAGCGTTTGTAGAGAGCGGTGTAGCCCAGCTGGGTGCAGCGGCGAAAGATGAGCTGAAGGCTCTGGCAAAAAAATATCTGTAAGCAA